ATTTATCTGAAATTATCTTTTTAATTTCATCTGATATATTATTTGTGTCTATACCGTATTCATTATCATCTTTGATACATTCTAATACACATTCTAAAATATATGGAAGAATGCCGTTTTTGGCATTATTTAAAGGCGCGCCATATAGATACCATTTATCTATAAAAGCATTATTTAGATAATTATCATTAATCATAATTGTATTATTTAATATTTTTTCTTGTAAATTAACAATCCAATATGATATAGCAAGAGCAAACATACTATTGAAGGTTTTTAAATATTCTTCATTAATCTCATATATAATTTTAGTTATATTGGGATCCTGGTCCTTGATAATTCCTTCAATTATCATAACTGATTTTAGTTTAGAAAAATCCACGATTGCCTTATGTTCAACATCTAATCCTGCTTCGTCAAACGCTCTTTTATATCTGTAATATTTTGTAGGGACACTTTTGTAATATTTAAAAAGCTCATTGCATAATAATTCATAATCTACTTCCAGGCACGATATTGTACTTATATTACTTATTAATATTAATACTATACGTAGGTATTCTATAAACCCTTCTTCGTTTTTGTAATTAATATTTTTCAAATACTTATCGAAATTATTTATAGCCTTATTTGTATAAATATTTTCATCTAAATCATTTGCTATATTATCAATATCTTCTATATCTATTCTTTCATTTATAAACTCGTCATCTATACCGCCTTCATAGTTATCTCTATCGGCGCCTTCTTTTATGTCTTTTGCTTCACGATAAGATAATAAATATTTTTTTCCATCTGTATCATAATCAAATAGATGATCTTTTGAATATTCAAATAAGATTTTCATATATTCATGTTCATCTATTATGTTCTCTACGTTTTCGTGAGTATTTATAATGTTAGTTATAGCATCAATACCTTCATTAATATTAATATTTTTAAGGGAAGCTCTTATATTTTTAAGTATTTCGTCTGGGTTAGCATCATTGAAATGTATTGAATTGATAATATTATGTATGTTAAGTGTTTTTATATCAACTAATTCATCTGATATAATATTATTCACACGGTAGTCTTCGAGAGAGTCTTTAAGATTAGCTAAAAAGTTTATTGTCTTGTCATCAAGTTTGACTAATTTTATAGATGAAGATAATTTTTCAAAAAATGTTAACTTTTTATTGATTATATCACTCTTTTTAATTTTGTATGCTCTATTAAAATTCTTGCGTTCTTTTTCATATTTTGTTAGACCTTTCATATGTTCGCATAAAATTTCAAAATCTTTATCATTTATAAAATCCAATGAATGTCCGAATCGTTTAAAAACATTATCAATATTGCTATAATCAAGAGCAAAGCAATCTTTGAGATATTCAATTATATCATCTATTTTTGGTGTCACATCTTTAACTAAATTAGCAACATTTTTGTATTTAGCAGAGTCTACTTTTCTAATATTTGTTGTATTTTTAAGGTGTGCTGCGATTTTTGTATATATATAATCATTAACAGTAGATACGGGTATTTTATAATATGCCGATAATATTGGTAAATTTACATCATCGATGGGATAAATAGGGTAATATACTGGATAATCTTTTTCATAAGGCTCTATCATAGCATTTATGCGCGATGAAGGTTTAAATTTTAAATTTTTAGAATTACTGTCGTATTTAATTGAAAAAAAATATCTATTCTTCGCTTCTTCGTGCTTAATCGTATCTAATCTTGTTAGTTTATTAAAATTAGCAACATCTTCACTTAATTCATCCCATAATAATACGTTATCTACCTTTTCTGCTTCTGCTTCAAATATATAGTTGTCATAATTAGCTAAATTACCATTTTCACTTTTTTTATAGTCTAAAATATCATAAAATAGTTGTGTTACTGATTCTGATCTTTTTTTATTCTGAAACATTTCATGTAAATTCTCATAGATATCATTACGTGATAATGCAATAAAAAAAGGGTTATCTTTAATGATTTCATCTAAACTTAATATTTCCAAATATTCAATGTCATCTATTTCTTCATCTTCAATAGTATAAATATTATTTTCTATTTCAATAGACATTCAAGATATCGCTTTCTCTTTTAATACAAAGATATATAAAATAATTATATTTTACGAAATGTTATTTTCAATTGAGAATTTATTCCAATTAATTTTAATATTTGACAAAGTATCTATGATGTCTTTACAATTAGCTTCAAAGAATGATATCACAGTCTTCTCTTCTGTAACATCTTCTAGTGTAATTCTCACAATCATTAATTGTTTTAATGGATGTGGGCAAATATAACCAGCATATACACATGTTGTATCATTAAATTTATTTTTTTCACGAATATATTTATTATGTAGAAATGATTGAATAATATTCCCTATCGTATCATCCTCGTTTTCAATAATAAATTCATAACATCCTTCTATATCTTGAAATTGTTGCAATTTAATTTTTGTTGAAGCATCCAAATTAACTAATTCTTGTCTAATATTATTTAGTTTTTCAATCATTATATCTAATGATTTAGGTATCAAATATTTAGGTCCTACATTAATATTAATATATTCTATATCAAATCTAAATTTGTTAGGGTCACCATATTTATTTTTATAATAACATCTTTCTTTATCTAAAATATTATCGTATTTTGATGCTTCTGATGGCTCTTCAATAAATGTAAAATTAGATAATGATACGGGGTTAAAAGATGCGTTATCTCGTGCTGTTCTTTTTACAACATTTGCTTTAAAATGTAAATGTTCACCTGGTCTTAATCTAGTAATTAGAATAGTATCATTAGATACTTTATTGGGTGGAAAAAGCTCTTTTAATTTTTTTTCGGACAACTCTTCGTCATTCATAGTAGCTTTAATATCACTTGTTTTAACATTTAGCGTTTTATTACCATCATTATTTACATTCAACTCAATCTTCAAACTATTATCCTCGTATATTTCAATTTCTTCTTCTGTTAAACATATTGGAATAAGGCCGATGCGGTGTATAATAAATTCATTATGTAAGGCACCTGTATTTGTAATAATATTAACGGTTGGCTCATCTTTATCTAATTTTTCTCCAATCACTCCTGGAATTGGAATATCTGTAAGAATCGTGCGCCTTAAACCATTCACAATAGCTAAATCTATATTATTTATTTCAAAACTATGTTTATTAGTAGGGTCTTTAATATCAAAGGTATAATTTTCAAACATTCTATCCTTACTTATATATTAATAATATCTATATCTTATATATATCAATTTTTAAATAAAAAAACAAATTATTTTTTAATTTTATTAATCATCGATTTTAGATTATTAAGAGTATGTACTCTTACTTGTCTTCTTTTTTCTAGTAATTTTTGTCCATCATTTGCCTTTATTTTTGTGTCTTTTTTTTTTATAATTTTATTAATATGGTTTTGTAATTTCTTGATACTCTTATTATATTCATTCGCTTTTTTAAAGTCTACATTAAAATCGCTTTGATATTTACTCAAATATTCTATTTTATCATGTTTAATACATTTTTGTTGTTTAGTAATATTTCGCAATAGTTTCTTTTCCAATGAACATTGTTGCTTTATCATTTTATTTAATAATTTAATGTTATCTCCAAGAGTTTTTCCACCACCAACCTGTATATTTTTCATTATATTTGATATTTTATTATTTAATTCTTTTTGCACACTTAATCTAATATCAGTTTGTATACCAATTTGTTCTAATTGATTATTTAAAATTGAATATCCACCTTTTTGACACGAAGTATTATGATTATTTATTAATTCTTGTTGATTAGCCTTTATATTATCATAGAAATCGCTAATATAATTCGTAGAATACATGTTATAATCTATTATAAAAAAAGAATTTAATTAATAATTTTTAAGTTTTCGTTACTATTCCATATATCACTAATATTATTATTAATATCATTGGTAATGTTGATAATAATGTAACTATCCAACTCCATAAATGGCATTCGCCCGTTGTTAAACAGGTTATATTATATGCTGTTATTAATATCAATAATAAATATAACAGGTAACCAAACATATATAAACCAACACCTTCCAAATAAATATTAAGTATTAAAGCTGTAATAGTAGCTATTACACTTATTACTATATAAACCCAGCCTTGTGTTGAAAAATAGCTCATTCTAATATAATAAGATAAGATTATTTAGGAGATTAGACTATTCATAATCGCAAAACACATTGATGTTCTAGGGTGCATTTCATTAATTGGCGTTGATGCAAAGAATTGAATTAATGTCTTAATATTTTTAACATCATTGCATTGACACAAATAGTAATATACATTAGATGATGTAATCATTTTATCTTTATACGTTGAGGTTTGAAGATTTCTAAGTTGAGCCAAATGGTATTGAATAATTGGAGGAAATTGTTTATCCAAATCCTTATTCATTTTATATCTACCATATCTCGGATAATATGTTGTTGTTGATACATAATAATTATACAAACTATCTTTAATAGTTGAAATTAGTGTATGGATAATATATGTTGCATCAATCGGTCTTCCATTATTGTCAATGGGTAGAACAATATTTGGAACATAGTTACTAATATAATCCTTAACCGTATAATCCTGTTTATTTTTCATATATACACTAAGAATATTCATCCATGTATTAGGATGGCACGGGTCAGTTTCTTCTCTATAATTAATAATATCAGTAGAAACTTTATAAAGTTTTACTACATTTTCAATTTTATTTTTGATGATTAGTCCATAACTGTATTGATTATCATTGATATAGCTCATTGCTTCTGTAATATTCCCAAATTCCCTAGGATAGTTAATACCAATATTCGCTAATTCTTCCACTTTTTTTGTATGAATATCATCTTCAATCAATGTTCTTCTATTCTTTGTATTAACGTGAATTAATTCTTTGTAATTTTCACCCAATACATTTGTATAATTAATAATATGAACATTTTCATGATGAATAATAATAAACTCATAAGCCATTTCCGGATTCAATGAAGCTACAAACTTATTTCTAAGAATAATTGAAATCTCATTGGCATGAAGTTTCATATCTTCACTCGTTAGCTGATTTCCATAATATTTATATAAAATCTCATCGAGCATAATGCCATGTGTTTTATTTGGATGAGAGAACTTAGAACTATTTGCATCAGGACAACTTGATGTTCCAAAGTACCATTCTCCATTATGACAATATACAGTAATCATTGTACCATCATATGCTTCATAGCATTTATCATGATCGCTATAAATATTTGTCATATATGTATTCGCATCAATGCGAGTAGGAATTGAATTTGCATATGTAACAACGACGTTATCATTAAAAGATAGTGTGAAATCAAGTACGATACTCCTGCATTGTTCATATAGTTCTTTATATTCATAGATTTCACCCATCTTATAATTATTATGTAGCAATACAATATCAGAACGATTCTTGAACTTCTTCACTTTGATATTGGGCCACAAATGATATTTTTTCAATACCATAATCAAACAATTAGCATATGTCTTATTATCGTCGTTAATACTATTATAAATATTATAAGTCTCTGAAATAATTTCATTGACGTTTTTTGGGAAACTGATTGTTGGTTGATTTGAATTCATAATTGTTATTATTATAATCTATAAGTCTTATATCAATTTTTATTTTGCTACTTTATTTTTACAATATTTATCATACCATTGTTGTCCTACTATTTTTGATGCATCATCGCTCGTCATTTGATTTTGTATAATACCTTCGCGCATTTTCAAGAAATATTCTAAACTCTGATATTCAAAGCCTTCTTCTTTTGTCACCATTTGGTATAACATTGGATATCTCTGTTCGAAGAATTCGACTTTTGCGATATTATCTTTTAAACTGACAATAATATCTTTAAATTCCATTTTATTTCTTTGTTCTTCTATGTAAAGCATAATATCCTGTACCATAGTTCTTATTTCATCAGTTTCCATACCATCTTTTACGAAAATGTGGTCGTCTTGTGTCTTCTGCTTTTTATCTTTTCTACCCATTTATATATTGTAAATATAATATTCTTCTTTATATGCTTAGATAAAATGAGTACATAATTAATAAAATCTCTTAAATTTCAAAAAGTTTATAAAATCATTAGAAAAATAAGATTATGTACTCATTTTATAATTAGGTTACATTTCAATATATATATATATAATATAAATAGAGATATCATAATGAAAAAAGAATTAGAATATACTGAACTTGATTATTCACCCAACGTTAATGTACCTCCTCCTCCTAAAAATGCAGGCTTATATACAGGAGACGTGCTATTTGATAAAAAACCATGGGGTAATACTTATGTAATTCCCTATGTTGAACCAGATGCTGTTTCATATAGTGCGCTTTTTTATGCTAACCACCATATACCATCATATAATAGACCCGGTAATAATACAGTAAAAACTGACTTATATAAAAAATATAATAAAACCGATGATAACTATAATTTCAGCTGTCACATCAATGAAACCTTTGGTTGAGGTTTCCTAATATTAAGTTTATTTTTTCTAAGAAAATCACAAATGTACTTATATGTCTCGTTAACCTGTTCAAAAGTTATCCCCCCTGTAATTAGGATACTACCGCTTTCAAATAATGCTCCTGTTACTTTTTTACAATCACCTATTTTAGAACCAGTACCTTTGCCATAACAATTCGTTGGGCAATTACAAATACCATTCTTACGCTCGCTAATTTTATTCCAGAAATATTCTAGTTTTACACCTTGATAAATACCTGGTTGAAAAGAGCATTTGTTGTTATAATTCTCACCAATAAATAATCTGTGAATTTCTTTGCGTTTTAATTCAAACCCATTTGTCATCTCTGGATTAGTATATACCTTAAAATCTGTATTAATCATCCTAATTTTAAAGTTCTGATAACTCAACATATCAATATTATTATCTTCTGATAAAATTTTATGTGTTACATTTTTATAAATATTTCTAATATTTTCAATAATATAATTTACGATAATTTCAGTATCCGTTTCCTTCTTAATACCTGTCAATTGTATGTTTCCATTTTTAAAGATTTTTACATTAGGTATATATTTATCATTAAACATATAAATAATAGTAACCTGGTTATCAAATCTATTCTTCTTTACCTTATCCTTCTTGCTTTTTCGGCGTTTCTTTGGATATGTTCCTCGCGAAACATCATCGCCTTCTTTCATAAATTGAATCCATACGATACCTTCTTTATTATCAAAACATTCTTGTTTAATATCAATATTATCAAACAAGACATTTAAATTAAGATTAATATTTACACCAATATTGGCATTGCAAGTGATTGTTGAAATTCTATACGGAGAAAAGTAAATTTCTGACATTATACGTAATATATAAAGGATATACACCTTATATCATTTTTTATTTAACGGCCTTTAATTTATTTTCAATTATATTTTTTAATATTGAAGGTTCTTTACCTTGGTTATTGATATTATCTGTTATATTTTTGATATAAGATGTATTAACTATTTCGTAGTTATGCGTAGTTGTTATCATTGGTGGTAAATTTAATATATGTGTTTTATCATTAGTTAAATGACTGCTTCTAAACTCTTCGATTGTTAATGGTCCATTAAAGATTTTTAGTAAAAACCGTGAAGGCGATGGTCTTATTGGTCTATTGCACCCATAATGTTTACTTAACATTTGTATCAAACTATTAATTTCCCATACCTTATCACTACCACAATGAGAAGAGAAATTGTAAGCATTGGCACATTCAAGAGAACAAAAACTACCAAATAAAACATAAGAATCTGTTTTAACATTATATTTATAAGGCATTCCATATGCTCTGTTTTCTATCGGATGACAACACCAATAACAGTTATTGTTACTGTTAAGTATATCTTTTGAATAGCCATAATCTAACATAAATTCACTATTTGTATCAATGTTTTCTAGATTATTGTCCTGTATATTATTATAATGATTTGAATCATTTAAATAAAAACAATCAGGTTCGTAAGGTTTTGGTTGTTCGCGTATATTATCATTATCTACTTTGTCATTTATATCCTCTGTTATTGGTAATTGTAATATAATATCTTCATTTTCAACTAGTGTTACGTCTTTTACCATAGTATTCATTAAGTTCTTCTTCTTTTTCAATTCTATTGCTTTTTCATCTTGATTTTTTGACTTTCTTGGCATTTTATGTTTATTATTAATGTATATAAGGCTATATTATTTATATGTGTTTTAATCAAAAAACTTTTTATAATTTGACATACTGCTAACAATATCTTTATTCATTTTTTCTATTGGCGTTATAGTTTCTACTTTTAAATTAGTAGTAGCAAAGGGTTTTATACATTTATTCTTTATCTCCTTTATCTCTTTACTTAGAGACGCTATGACATCAATTAGATATTTTATTATAAATCCTGCTAATAATATAACTACCAATACAATTAAATCCATTCTTACTACTTTCAATGAATAAAAAAATTAAACAAATTTCAATTGCGCACTACCATTTATTATAGAAAGAATATTCAATTCTTTCACAAAGAATTTAGCTTCATATAACACATTGTATTCATAATTCTCCCCTAATATAGCTTTTGTCGCATTTTGTATGGAATTGAATATAATATCGTTATTATAATTATTAGTTGTTACCGTAACAGATGTTTTAATTTGCGAATTATTATATGATCCTGATGCATTGATTTTCTCAGGAAATAATGCAAACGAATAACAGTATATTCCCGTTCTAGGTATATTAGTGTGATAATAATATGGTTGAATATTATTATAATATTCTGCATTATAATCTGCTCGACTTGTATCATTGGCCCATTTAATAACTGCCTTATTCATAATATTCATAGTTTCGGAGTATACGGGCGATGCTGTGTAATTAATATAATTATTATATTTATCTAACATATCATTTCTTCTAATAAACCATATAATTTCTTTTACATGATTATTAGCATTAGTAATATCACACGTTACAGTAGATTGCGCAGATGTGTCAATATTTAATTCAGTCAATTTAACAGTATCTATAATATAATCCATACTATTCGTTTCAAGAAGCATTTTACTCCTTTCTATACTATCTAAAAATACATATGTCAAATGTAATTTATTTTGAACATCGTGATTCTTATTTTTTATAAATGTTCTAATTGATATGTTAGAATTATGTAGAGAATTATAAAAACTACTTGATACATATGTATTCAATTTATTACTCCATACCTTGTATAAACCTTCAATCGCGCGCTTATTAGTATATACATCTAACGTTACTTCATTATTTGCTAATTTTAATAAAGGCAATGCTAGTGATGGATTCCTCGTAAACCAAAAATTTAATGGCACCTGTATTTCTCTCTCTTTAATACTCGGAGTACTGCTCGCAAATGTAGATACTGGATAATTAATATTATATAACTTATTATTAATAAGTGTATATTTTGCCTGAAAACTATAAGGTGCGGTATATTCCGCAACATTACCAATCAACTTATTGTATTCTATTCCATCTTTATTAGTTAATTCATTCCAAATATTCATCCAATCGCTATATAATGTTTCAATCGTATTCCCATCTATCAATAATTCAGCACGATCTATATAATTATAACCTATATTTTCAACCCATCTAAATCTTAATTCATTGTTAGAATATATATTAGGTATTTTAAATGATAAATACATATTTGTTAATAAATCTGCGCGCCTTTCAATCTTATATGTCATTTTTACATTTTGATAAAATCCACCACTCGCATTATTTATTGGAGGAGTCTCATAGCTATCTAATGAAAAGTTTGTGTGTTTTTTATAAACGTACTTGTAATAATTAATACACGGATTAGTTGTTATATATTCATCCATTTGTCCCGTTAAAACCAGTTGCATTAAACCGCCACCCATTTTATTGTTATATTAATACCTTAATAATATCTTATATATTATTAATAAATTTTTCTAAATCAACATATGTTCTGGCCCCCTCATATGATTTAACCATTTTATCATTGTTATCGGATTTATCTATAAGTAATATTGATGGAAACCCTTGTATATCAAACTTTTTAATTCTGTCCATCTTATCTTTCATGTTATATTTCTCAAATTTACACTTATCCGAATTAGCGCTCTCTAATTTTTCCCAAATACCACTTTTACTGAATTCATCACAGTGACCACAACCGTCCATGTAATAATATTCTAAACTATATTTTTTATTATTGTTATAAAAAGTTTCGCATATATTCTTACTGTTTAACATTAAAACAAATAATATTAATACAAATGTCGCTAAAATAATATATTCAATCTTAAATGTTTTTTTCACCATTTAATATATACTTCTAAAATACTAACAGATTATTATTTATTACAACATGGGGTATTAACTAAATGACTAAAAAAATTATTACCATTATTATCAATAAATTTTTCATAATTAGTTTGTTCTATCATTAATATTCTGCAATCTAATTTATCATAGTTTGAATATTTATCTTCATTTATCATATATACGGTATTATTATTATTTTCCAATAAATATTTATAAATAGCCCCGTTTTTTTTTAAACCATAAACTATAAGAGTTCTATATACCGATTGATTCTTATAAACCTCTTCTAACTTGTTTACAAAATCGCTAAACGATTCAATGCTATTTATACCAAGCGTCATTTTATATATAATATTAACAATGCCTTATGTATTTAATTATATAAGATTATTTATATAGTATTATACATTGCAATGAATGATAGTATTATTAAAATAGATATAGCTTATTTTCAAAAGAGATATGATCAAATTGAGGAAATACCGGAAAATATTAAGAATAAAGCTATTGATTTAAGTGAAAATTATAACTGTTTTAAATCCTATTATGACCCTAAAATGATATGGGCGAAAAAAGTTTATAATAAAAAAGAAAAAACAATAGCTCCAAAAAATAGATTTCATATTATAATTCCTGATTTTACCGATAATTCATTATTGAAACGTAAAATACTCGGTTTACTTAATAAAATAACAACCAAAAATAAATTATCATTATATGATAACATTAAAGAAATAATTAAAGCAAACGATAATCAGAATGTCATAGAAATAATATGGGAATATATTAAACTAAATGAAAATGATTTATATAATAATATATTGAGTTTCTTTGATAAAGATTTTTCGGATAATTATATAGATTCTAAATGGAAAAAATATATAGAATTGCGCGAATGGGACCCACCTAAATCATTTTATGATAATGATATACTATTACTAAATGACGAATATGATTTATACTGTGACTATGTGAAATGGAAAAAAAATGTTAATAATATTAACAATATATGGTTGAAATTTAAATTTAAAGAAATAGAAACCTTATTGTACTCATTATTAGATTATACAATCGTAATTATAAAAGAAAATAAGGTCTATAAGCATATCATAGATATATATTTAGACCAAATATTGAAAATATTAAGTGTAACAAAAACACCGGATGTTATTAATAAAATCAGAGAAATAAATAATTCAAAATTTAATAGTTCTACAAAATTTATAATATATAATATTTTGGATTTGGAAAATAAATAATTTCTATATTATAATATAGAGTAAGAAACATAATAAATAATATGAGGGAAGAAAACAATCTATCTTTTTACAGTAGCTTAATAATTCAAATGATATTTGTTATATTATTATTAATAATATATACATATTTATACAAGTTAGAAAATATTGGGTGCGAATGTTCCGAACATCCTAACAAAGATTTTATCAAGAACTTTACTATAATAGCATTAGTATATTTCTTAGTAACTGCATTTATTTCGCTAAAATCCGTGGCGAGAAGCATGGGTAGTGTATTTGTACAATTAGTTGCTATCGCGACTTTTGTATTCTTCTTACTATTTGTGGTATATATTTACTACGCATTCGATTATGTTAACTATTTAACTAACGAAAAGTGCAAGTGTTCCGAAGATATGACCAGAGATATAATCGCAATCGGCACTATGATATCCCTATTCTTATTCCTAACCCTATTATTTACAATAATCATCATCCCTATACTAATAAGCACACTAAGCACCCTTTTAAACCGCATCGAGGTTTTTGAAGATGAAGTTGAACAAACTATCCGTAACCCAATGCGTACCTTTAAATCTACCCCTGATAGAATCGCTAAATCCGCAAAAGATATCGGTGCTTTTGTTAAAAAAAGCGCTAAAAAAATAACCAATGTTCGTAGAAAAAGATAAATGAAACCAAATTATTTTTTTATATATTTAAAGTTCTAGTATTATCCTTTCTTTTTCCTGATTTTTTTAATATCTGAATATCGGCTGTATCCTCTATTATAGATGTTATTTCTTCGTCACTTACAGATAAAGTTTCTATATGATTATCTATATCATCCTCTACAGATATATTATTATGAACATTATTAATTATAGATTCAACATCATCAACCGGTCTATTATTAAAATTACTTTGATATTGGGGCATTTCTGATGAACTTGGTCCACTATTCAATGAACTAAACAAATTACTTACCATTCCAAATAATCCCATATTATCACCACCCATTCCCATATTATTTGATGCCGGTGCTTGTGTGCCACCTCCACCCATCATATATTGTTTTGTAGCCGCATTTTGAAATTGTTTCATCAATTCTGGATCTGATTTTAATACATTTTCTACATCAGGCATGGGCTGTTCTTTGAACATTCTACTTGTTAAATGAAACATAAATGCACTTCCAGACAATGACATAAATAACCTTAATTCTGGTGCCATTTTCTTACCAGATGATTTGTATTTATCATGCAATTCCTCAAAAATATCATCATAATCATTGATATTTTCATTCACTTGTTCTGACCACCCTTCTAGTTTTGCCGAAAATGGATCGTATCTAGAATTCATATATTCCGCACCAGATACAAGAGCCATTAACATCTTCTGTTGAAATCTTACGCTACCATCTAGCTCTTTTTCTCTTACAATACGATTATATTCCGATTTCATTTCTTCTAAATCAGAATTCATATTGAATTTAAATGGTATCTTAAATCCCTTAGATTCCATTCTCTCAAATTGATATATTATCTCTCGTTTTTCATTTATCTCATTCCTAATTATATCCTTGGGACTTAGATGTTTCCTTTTTATTACCCTACTTTCATCGCTACCAGTCGTTGACCCATCGCTACCACTTTGTGACGAACGGCTACTCGCACCACTTTCACTTGTAGTGTCTGAATTATTATCTCGACCACTTTTTTTCACGCCATTACCTTTATTGTTACGACTACTCGCGCTACTAGCACTACTGGCACTACTCGCGTTACTACTCCCAGAAGTACTATCCATATCGTCATCGCGATTTATTTTTTTATTTTTATATATGTTTTTCATATTTTTCATATATTTTGCTTTATCATAATTGCTATTTCCAACTGAACTTGCACGCGAAGAACGCGACGACATTGATATCACATCGTCGCTTATTTTTTTTCTATTAAATAAGCCATCGTCTATAAACCCCCCCTTATTCATACCATTATTTTTTGGTATGTTGAAATTAAAAGAATTATTATTGAAACTTTCTTTGTTTAATTCTATTAAATCATCACTTTTATTGTTTAAATTTGATATTAATGACATATTATATATTATCTGAGTTTCAAATGTTTATATATTTACAATAAAATATAAATATATTAGAATACGCGCTTATTTTTTTATAAAATTAAGCCAACACTTAAAAAATATTTTACCTGTTCTTAATATATATTCTGGATGAAATTGAATCCCTAAGATATTATCCTTTTTATCATGCACCATAACTATTTTATTCCCCATCCGTTTAATAACATTAAAATTATTATTAATCCTTACGACATAATCTTGATGAAAATATGTATACTCTAACTTTTTAACATTAAATGGTACCGTCATTTTCAGCTTTTTTGTATAAGTTTTCATACCTTTTTTAAAACTTTTAATGTTACTTCTACTTGTTTTACATGCTAAATATTGCATACCATAACATATTGCTAATATTGGTATTTTATATTTGAATACAATTTTTGGCACCAGAGGAGACCCTTTCCTTAATATAAAATAATCTGACCCACTTATAATTATACCACTTATATTGCGTTTTTTTAGTACTTTTTTAATCCCCGCATTATCATGATACCTTTTAATTATTAATTTTGCATTATTCCCAATCGCTTTCCTATATAATTTATGTTGCTTTTTCCAATCCCATTTATCACTATACATTGATATTAATAATATATTCATTTTTAATATAATACATTATAATTATCTAATGATTCATTTTTAATATTTGTTCTTATATAAGATACTGCCTGTAAACACGCATCACTTAAATCATCTTTCTTTTTATTATTTACAAAAATATCTTTTAGTCTCTCATTATCTTTAATGTAATTTTGGCATATATCTATACTTAATTTCTTATTATAAACGTATTTACTTCTTCTAAAATTTTTGGCATTCTTTTTTCCTTCACTTTCGTCATATGTAATATCGGGAACATATTCATGCGTTTTTGATTTTAAAGATGCATTAACTAATACTACATTATCCACATCCTTATCCCAGTGTTTTATTAAATTGAAATAATTATATATAATGTGCTGTATCGTTTTCATAATACCATTTAAATTGGATGGCTGATTCTCTATTAATACATAGTCTATCATATTGATATTAGCCTCTTTTAAAAACCCCACTATAATATCCATTTCATTATAAACCCTTTCTGATATATCATCAATCCCTTTTAACTCTTTTTTACTTTCGGCGATTGCTATTATTCTCCAATCCAATACTTCTATTTTATCTGTTTTTTTAAGAATACACAAAGCTAAATTCTTAATACCAATATCAAAACTTATATATATCATTTTATAAATAGTTATATTAATTCTTTATACTTTTTTGTATTGATCCAATAATTGTTTTATTATACTCCTTTATATTATGATGTTTTATCAATAATGTAAGGTCTCTCCAAAATGTGTCATTCGCATAACTACAATTATAGCTATTAATACTTTTATGTTTTTTATATAACCACTTATATATCCGTTCTTGCTTTTCTTGGTTAGATATTTGCTTCACATTATGCATTCTTTTTTGTATTATCATTTTTGATAAAAAAACTTTTAATTCTCTACATTTTACATATTCTTTACACGATATACCATGCCATAAATTACTAAACTGGATATAATTATATGTTGGACATAATAAAAAATTATCCTTATAATCAACAAAGGTTGGGTTATTATCAATAATTAATAATTTTTTACTTATATCATATGTTTTTCCCACCTTCATGGTTTTTAATAATTGAGGCATAATTTTTTTAATTGACTTTTTAATCATACCATTTTTATCAACAATACAATTATCGCGCGTAAAAATAGGTCTATTGAACTTTATATTATTTTGTTTTTCTATTATTCCTATTTCCTTATTGGCCCATGTTTTTTCGGATGCTGTATACACAAATATATATGAGTTTGGATAATATTTTTTTATTGTATGCATATAATTTATAAAATGTGGGCGTATTAATAATGAGTCTTTACTGTAACTTTCATTTAATTTTTTTTCACATTCTTTTTTGGATTTATTAAATGAAACAGCTGTTGATTTATTGAAACTTTTAATATTTTGCTTGAAAATATCTTGCAAATTATATAAATCACATTGATAACTACAATCCCCTATTATAGTTCCATCTAAATCTAGTACAAATACATATGGTTCCATATTACAAATCTATTATATATATATATTTATTATATAATAGTATAGAAAATGAATAAATATTCCAATAATAACCGGAAAAAATATTTTCAAGAAGGTAATGCTTATAGTAAAAATACGTTATCATATTCAAAAATATCAAATAAAATTTCTATGAGTAAAATTGATAAGATTTCCAGCAATGACATCATATCCGACTCTAAATCGCGAGGCGATAACAAGGTTAAAAACTTCTTGAAAATGTATGTTTCCAATAAATATAATATTGATAATAGAGCACAATATTATAAATATATATATAGTAAAATAGCTAAGGTAAAGCAAATATCCTGTTTGAAAAGCAAAAAGTTTATCAAAAAAAAAAAAATTTACGAAGGATATACAATTGATGATACTATTAATTTGCAAAAACAAATTGGTTCAAACAGTAAATATGGTGCAATATATATAACTTCAATTGATAAGGCCGTTGGCAAGTACCCTATCGCATCTAAACTTATGGAAATTAATAGAAGCAATAGTGTTGAAAAATGTTTAAATGAACATATTACAACTAAAATAATGAAAAAAAAATTATCCAGGCATTTTATATTTACATACAGAACTTTTATATGCAATAATATATCGTCTAATGTCCCTCCAATTATTAAAAACCTTAATTATTTTGTTAATCTTAACGAATTAGCACATGGTGATTTGAAACAGTTGTGTAAAAGCAAAACTTATGTCGAAGATGATAGTTTGGTTTATAATGTTTTTATACAAGTAATGTTATCAATTATGTCTTTTCAAAGTATTGGTTATACACATGGCGATTGTCATTATGGTAATTTCTTATACCAAAGAAACATTGAACAAGGCTATTATTTTTACAAAATAAATGGCATTAACTATTATTTAAAAAGCTGCAAATATACTATGCTAATTTTTGATTTTGGATTTGCAAAATCAATTGATAAAAGTAATATATTAACTTATAAGGTTATAGACGATTATATGAGAATTATTCACGCATTTGCTAATAAAAAAATATTAAGTAAATCATGGTCACATTATCCTAATTATCCTTCTGATAATGTTTCACAATACACAAACCATTTATTAAATAAACTAAATAGCATAGGTAAAGCATTACTTACCAATAGAAATAAAACAAATAAAAATTTTAATAACTTAATTAATGATATGATAATTCCACATCTAATAACGGCTCCTAATAATATTTTTAAAAAAGGTAAACCATCTGGTAAAATTATTAACAGTAAGCCTTTTATTATTAATAACACATTACATATTTAGTTCATATCTATTATTCTCCTTTTCTAATAATTTATTTTTTCTTTCTATTATATATTTTGACATACTTTCAAATCCCGCATATAACATATTGTTATACAAATCTATTGGTAATTTTATTCTTAAACCTTTCTTTTCTAATTCTATATTCATCATTGGTATATCCGGTATATTTTTTGGTATATAATAATAATCTATCTTATCATTATCTATAAGTTCTCCTAAAACTGCCCGTGTTCTTATTTTTTCATATAATTGAATAAATTGTCTTAATAAAAACATAAAACTAATTTTGGGTCTCACTATCTCTTCATCTGGTATTTCCGTCTCATAAAATGCTTTATATAATATCATTCCTAATATATTATCCATTGGTACATTTTCAAAAATCTTAATAGGGAAATTATTCGTAAACCCCCCATCATAATAATAATCATCATCTATCTTTACGGGTTTAAATAATATTGGCAAAGCCATTGATGCCGAACATGCTTTAAATACACACACATCCGGTGTCGTATCAACGCTAAATATTTTATTTTTACATGTATATATATTTGTAACTGATACATAAAGGTTTACTCCAAATCTTTTTGATAAATATGAAAACGTTATTTCATTTGTAATATCAGGATATTTAGTATAAATAAATTCTTTTAAATAATTAGAAAAAATATTGACATCAGATAAACCACAGTCGGTTATTAGTTTAATACAATTTTTATAGGGAATATTACATAATTTATAATCTTGATTTCCTTTTAATATTATTTCTTCCATCTCTTGTATAGTTAATTTCAATGCAACCGCCAATCCTATGATAGAACCTATTGATGTCCCCGCAATATGCGTTATATTTTTATGCAAATTCTCAAAATATAAATATCTTATAGCACCAATGAACATAACACCCCGCATACCTCCCCCAGAAAGTACTAAATGTGTTATTTTCATATAACTATTTGAAAATATATAAACATTATTACTTATATATTTGAATTATATTCATTGACATTTATATTATAATATTTTAAAGCTTCAAGAGCAGCATTATTTTCGGCTTCTTTTTTGCTTTTTCCCGTGGATGTTGATATTATTGTTCCATTTCTATCCTTAACACAATAATTGAAAATTTTATAGTTATCCCTCGTAGATACACTTATTTCCTTGAATTGTGGAATATCTTGCAAATAATTTTGCATATGTGATGTTAACATATCCTTATAATTATTTTTTACCCTTATTAATTCACTGAAATCTATATAATTTTCAATAATATATATTAGCCACGATTCTACTACGTAATAACCTACTCCTGTCATCGGAGATAATTTTATATTTTTTGGCAATATTACTTCATCATCTTCCGATTGATAGTCTAAATATAAGGCTCCTATAAATGCTTCAAATATATCTTCCATTATTTTATAATTATTTCGCCCATTAGAGTCTTCAACCTGTTTAGATATTATTGCAAATTTTGGAAATCCTATCTTATCAGATAAATATCCTAACATTTTGCCATTTACTAACTTAGTTCTTATTTTTGACAAAAAACCTTCATTTTGATCGGGAAATCTACTATATAAATAATTTGCTACTATCATTCCCAGTAACGAATCTCCTAAGAATTCCAATCTTTCGTATGAAACATCTTGTAAAGGTAGGCAATCGCTCGGACAATTTATATTACTTTTATTAAAATCAATGTTTTTCATTGTGCAATACGATTTGTGAACAAAAGCAACGCGATATAGATTAATATTTTTATATTTTAAACCATTCAACCCATTGGAATCAAATAATTCTCGTAAGTTTTCATCATTTAAAAGCACATTCTTATTATTATAAGGCAAATTTACACTATCTATTTCTTTCGTTTTATTATGAATATTGTCTATTCTCTTCATTGTACTGTCTAGGATATGAATTATATATATATATCATTTTTTCTTTATACATAAAGATATATATATA